AGGCTTAGATGGTTCACCCCTCATCATCCCCTGCGCAGGGGTTGGGCTGAGAGAGACGCCTGCAAGGGGGTCACTTCGCGCACAGCTCGATGAGCAAGGCGCAATGGAGACCTAACGGGCTTCTCTCTCTTAAAGGGACCCTATTGTTTCCCCGGAGCAGACGAGGAGGATGGCAGAGATTATCGGGACTGCGGCTTTAAGCTCGCCGGCCGGTTTCCTTTCGGACCTTTGCCGATCAGCAGCCCTTGGTCGTTCTCTTCCAGCTCGCCGAAGAGCTTTTCGTATTCCTCCTCTTCGCGCTCCTCGGCGCTCCTCACGGCCATCTGGCCCGGATCGACGCCGAGAATGTCCGCGAAGGCCCCGACCGCCATCGCCACCGAGTCGAGCCGGTCGTCGTGGTCGAGGCAATCCCTTTCGCGCGTCAAATGCGTGAACTGGTGGAAGAGCGAGTAGCGATGCCGGCCGTCCTCGCCCTCGATCTGCTGGATGCTCGTCAAGTCCCACTCAATGACGTTCTGAGCCACCACCAGCCGGTGTTGCTGCGTGACGGGCTCCAGGATGCCCAGGATGCGTCGCTCCTTGGCGATGAGGTTCGAGGATCGGACTTCGAGGATTTCCGTGCCGCCGTCCTCGACGCCATCCTTGCGGCCCTTGTTGGCTCGCGCCCAGGCCGCCGTCAGGATCGGCCGGAATAGCGCCGCGAACATGCCGTCGCCGAAGTTGCTCTCGATGCGCACCTCGTTGACGCGGTAGCGCACACAGAGCAGCGCCAATTGCGCCAGCGTGGCCGGCTCGAAGCCGCCCTTGGACGCCCACACCTCCAGCAGGTACAGCACGCCGTTAAGCTCGCCCAGGATCGCGATGCTCGTCTCGTCGGAGCCGCGCCCCGAGTTGTCGATGGCCGCCACCACTCGGTTGAACTTCGAGTAGTGCGCGTCGGACGAGAGCACGGGGCCGTAGTAGTGGTCTCCCTCGAAGCCCATCGGCTGGAGGTCTATGATGCGCTGCTTGGCGTCGGCCGACCAAAGGATGACATCGGGCGCACGCAGCTTCGTGCCGTCGAGCGACATCACCATCAGGTACTTGACCTTCAGGGGGAACCGCTCGCGGTCGCTTAGGCTCGTGTCGAGCATGAACTGGAGGGCGAACTCGGAGCGCCCCAGGGACAACTCGCGCTTGGCAAGGTCGTCGTTGGGGAACCGGCTCGGCATCGTGCTCTGGCCGACGCACCCCGGCCCGAGCTTCTTCATCTGGTCGATGATGTAGGGCGCGAGCGTGCCGCCGTAGCGCTTGACCTGCTCCGCGTTGGGGAACCGCCCCGGCCACTTCCGCACCTCGTAGCCGCGCTTCGGCATCTCGTTGTACAGCGACTCTTCGTCGTGCGGCGTGCCGAGGAACTTGACGCGCCCTCCCGGCTTCAGGATGGAGTCGAACTCTTTGACCGCATCCCGTATCTTCGCGCGCATCGTCGTGGTGATGCTGTTGGTGTTCGTCTCCACGTCGTCGGCGATGATGATCGACGCGCGGAAGCCGACCGCTTGGCCGCCGATGCCCATCGCGTGGAACGAGGGCGACTGTTCCGGCGTAGCCGGGCCGACATCAAACGCTTTGCTGCTCTGGCGCTGCGTCGGGAGTGGCTTGAGGTGCGCGAGCACGGGCCACGTCAGGATGAGCATCAGGCACCAGTTCGTGGATGCTACCGCGCGATCCAACGCGCCCGACTCGATGAGCACCTTCTCCTGCGGATCGCAGTAGAGCAGCCACAGCGCATACGCCCCGGTGATCCAGCTCTTCGAGAAGCCGCGGAACGCCATGATGACGCAGCGGTCCGGCCCGTGCTGGAGATACCACGCCATGTCGAGCATGATGGGCGAGGGATCGACGCCCAGCAGGTGCCGCCACAGCAGGATGAGGAACACGCGGAAGTCGGCCCTGATGCGGGCCTCTAAGTCGCCCCCCTCATCCGCCTTCTTGATCGCCGCCTTCGCGCGGCGCTTCTGCGCTCGCCCTACGCCGGCAATCTCCGCGGCAGTTTTTTCGCTGGCCTGCTCGATGGCCTCCCGCCGCGGATCGACGAGCTTAACCAACTACCCAGACCTCAGAGCCGGGCCGCGGTACGGTAGCGCCGCGAGCCCTCCACTCGTCCGCCTTGTCGAGCTGGACCTTCGCGTAGCCCTCGCACAGCTCTGAGACGGTGCCGAACCGGAAAGCGGAGCCGGAGCGACCGGCCCCCACTGATGTGAGCACTCGTGCGCCCACGGCTATCTCAACGCCGTTGAGGCTTCGTATCGCGCATTTGTGCGCCGCGCGGGCCTCGTGGCTGTCGAATGAAGCGCCGCAGTTGCAGCGCCACGTTTTCTCGTCGTCCTTCAACCAGTCGTGGCCCACTGGCCGCTCCTAGTTATCGACGCCCGGCGCTTTGCCGTTCTCGCCCTCGCCCACCTGAAAAAGCATGCGCACGGCGTAGTCCGTCAGTTGGAGCCGCGCGCACGACTGGTCGTCGCCGACGAGCGCCGCCATCGCGTTGTTGCCGTCAACGGCGAGGATCGCGTGATCCCCAGGAGGAAGCTCGTGGCTGACGGGGGGAATGGCGACGTAGAGCGCACGCACGAACTGGAACTGCTCCGGCGTCAGCGTGGCGACCTTGGCTGCCTTGGTGATCGCATCGAGCGGAACGCACCGCGGGCCGTCAGGCCGCAAAAAGGGGTCGAGTGCTCCAGCGTCCTGCGCCTTGAGCGAGGAGGTGGCGACGACGAGGGCGGCCGTGGCGGCGAGCGCCGCGATCTGCATTCTGTGCATGTGCGGGGGGACCTCCATAAAAGCAAAAAGGCCCCCGCCTTGCGGCGAGGGCCAGATGGACGCTTGTTGGTTACTCGTACTCGGGTGCAGGAAGTTCCGGGATGTCGTCGCCCTCAGGCAACGGCAGCGGCTTCAGCGCCTTCCCGTCGATCACCTTGTTGATGACCATTCCGTTGTCGCGCAGGACATTGCGTAGCACCGCCAGCTCTTGGTGGCTGATGGTGCCCGCGATGGCCCGCGCAACGAGCTGACGGAGCATTGCCTCGTGCCCCGCCAAGAGCACGCCTTCGATGCTCATGCCTCTGAGCTTGTCGAGGGCGGCTTGCTCTAGTGCGAGGCGAGGGTCCTCGGCTTCGTCCTCAGCGATTGCTTCGGAAGCGGATGAAGCCATTGAGCGCACCCGCGGTCGCGAAGGACGCGAGGGTGATCTGGAGGAGCTGGCCCGCCTTGACGAGGTTCGTGTTGTCGCCGGCCGGGACGTTCAACGGGTAGATGGTGCCCTTGGCCGCCGAGTTCGGCACAACCTGCGAACAGTTCGTGACCGGCACGATGCCTTGCGCGCCCGACACGACGGACTGGGTGCCCGACTGGGAGCCCGAGGTCGTGATGAGGCCGGCGTCGCCGCCGCCCGCAGTGGTCGTCAGGTTGAAGTTGTTGAGGCCCCAGCCGCGCTGCGCGACGTAGTAGGTCGTGCTGGTGGCGAGGCCGGTCGGCAGGGCGCTCGTGGTGGTGAGCGTGACCGGCTGGCCGGGGACGAGCCCGTGGTTCGGCACGGCAATCGCGCCGGGCGACGACGGAGCGCCAATGGTGATGACGGCGACCTGCGTCTGGGCCGCCGGCAGATACGCGGTGTCGCCCTGCGGCGCGACCGGATCGGACGTGATGTCGAGGCCGCCCTCGATGTTGTAGACCGCGCCGCCGCCCTGGAGGGTGACGGTGCCGCCCGTGGTGACCGCCGTTTCGACGATGAGGTCCATGCCGTCGATGTAGCCGTCCACGGGGCAGACGATGGACTGCGTGGTGCCGGCGAGAAGGTCGGCCTGCGAGATTTGGAATTCCAGGCGCTCCTTGAGAACGCCGATGCTGATGCTGCTCATGTCTTGCTGTTCGATCCTTTCACGCTCTCAGGGGTGAAGCCCCTTGAGGATGTTGACGATGGTGCTTGTGGCGCTGAGTAGAAGCGTCGCTACTGCGATCACCCCAAACCACACATCGCGCCACTGGCCTCGCGAGGTACTGCTCGACGAGTCCATTGCGGTTTGCTTTGCTTCGATCACGCGAAGCCGCATCTCGTGATCCTGGAAGTCCTCTTTGCGGTCGCGCATCGCGTCCTTCAGCGACCCTACGTCGGCCACGACGCGCGTAAGCTTGTTGTCGAGGCCGGCAAGCATCTCGTAGGTGGCGATGGCGTTGGACCGCCCCTTGCGGCGCTCGTGCGCCTGCTCGGGGCCATCCACAGTGCTGTGCGTGTCGTCGCCCTCTATGTCACGGTCCTCCGAGGTTGGGCGTGGCCGGCGACGGCGCGTGCATCCCCGAGATGCCGATCATTCGGCCCAGTCGGTTAATCACTCCGTCCGCCGTGTTGGTTGCGGTGGGCGCGTTCGGCATCGTGTAGCCGTTCGCCTTCGCCACCCTCATCGTCTCCGCGTACTCGGCCTGCCGCACGTTGCTGTCGCGGCCGACGAATGCGAGAGCCCCCTTGCGGTAGCCGCGGATGAGGTCGGTGAGCGCGGCGATCTTCGTGCCCTGCTCGTCGGGGGCTCCGTCCGGCATCTTGGCGTAACGCGGGTCCTGAATGAGCTTCGTCACGGCGTCGCGTAGTGGGACTGCGCCGGCCGGGGCTCCGGGCATGCGCTCGGGGTGGCCCGCGAGTTCCTGGAAGCGGTCGTAGGCGTTCTTGCCGGCTCCATCCGGGTCGGCGTCGCCCGCCAACGTAATGCCCCGCAGATCGGAGCCGCCCCGCGCCTTCGCTGAGGGTGCTCCGAGGCTAGCCCCCTGTTGAAGCGCGAGGCGCTGCACTTCGGCGTTCGCCGCATCTTCCGGCGTCGTGAGCCATAGGCCCTTGTGGACCGAGACGGGATCGCCGGCCCAGTCGCGCTTGGCGGCGATGTCGGGGCTGAAGCCGGGCATCTTGCCGAGCAGCGCCGAGTGGAAGTCGTAGGCCTCGCGCATCATCGGGTCGGGGTTGGCGAGCCGCAGTGCCGACGACATCGGGACGAAGCTCGATGCAAACTTGCCGGCCCACGGCCCAAGGCGATGCTCGGGGTCCTGCACCGTGTCGAGCATGTCCTTAAAGTTCTGGAGGTACACCTTGTCGGTGAGCTGGTGCAGGAACACCGTGCCGAGCGCCGCGAGCATTGGCTCGGCCTTGTTCTGGTCGGCCTCATCGGGACTATTCAGCACGGAGACGATGTTCGCCGCCATCGCCATCGGCATCATGATGGGGTCGTAGCGGTCGAACGGAATGTATGTCTTGGTGCCGTCCGCGTGGGGGATGACGATGCTGTGTGGCCGCCACCCCGTCGCCATGGCGTCTGACGCGAGCTTGGGGTCGCTGGGCTCATCCCCTGTAACGTAGCCCTGATAGGCGAGCAGCCCGGCCGAAGCCATCAGCAGCGAGCCCATCATCATCTGCCCGTAGGCCTGCGCCTGTGCCCCCTTGTCCGCCGCGTTGAAGAACGCCTTGCGATACTCAGTTTGCAGAAGGTTGAGGCCGGGCGTGAGCTGCACGCTCTGCCGAAACAGGTTCACGGGAGTGCGCAGGAACGGCACAATGAACCGGGGGTAGGGGTTACCGGCAAAATACTGCTGCGCCTTCGCTCCCTGCGTCCCCGGCACTAGGTCGTTCTGGTAGGTGGCGATCTTCGCTTTGTTGAGCGCCGCCATGTCGGTCGCGCGGCCGTACTCGTCGAAGGCGCTGAAGAGCTTGCCCTTGACGTACTGCGCGAGGCCGTCGCCGGTCATCCCCTGCGCGCTGCCCTCGACGAGCGCCGAGGCCTGCACTTCGCTGCGGTAAACGATCTGCTTAACGAACTCGTCCTGGAAGCTCACCGCACGCGACGGGACCGCGCCTGTCTTGGCGAGCGCGATGCCGATGTTCTTGAGGTAGGACCACTCGTTGTCGAGAGGCACCCACGGCATCTGCGCTATGGTTTGTCCGATGCCGGACGAGACCGCCGAGCCTCCGCTAGCGCGGTCCATGGCGGCGGAGACATCGTGCGGGGCGATGATGCTGTCCCCCGCCTTGAACGCCCGCCACGCAGCGTCTAGGGCCTCGGGAACGCTGGAGGCCATGTGGCCGTAGGCTTCCGCCGCCTGCCGTCCCGCGGTGTCCCACGAGCCGTTGAGCAGCGAGCCCGCCATCCGCATCCCCGGCCTGCCGAACACCTGGAAGGTATTGCTGGCGGCGATGACGGCGTGAGTGAGCGGGTTACTGATGAGGCCGTTGACGTAATAGAAGTGGATGCCTTCGAGCGCCCTCTGCCACATGGTTGGCTGTACCGCGCGCGTGAGCGCCATCGGGTCGCCGCTGGTGCCGTCGAAGAGCTGCACAAGGCTGTCGCCGTCGAGCGACTGGAGGTTGCGCACCATCTCTGGGGTGAGGCGGAACTGAGCGCCCGCGCCGCGCATCGTGCGTGCGGCATTCGAGAGGACGCTGTTCGCCGCGCCGAAAGCCGTAGCGCCCACCTGAGCCTGCTGCCGCAAGGCCTCTATCGCCGCATCGCGCGAGCCGCCCCACTCGCCGAGGTCGCCAAGCTTGATGCGCTGACTGAGCGTCCACGCATCCTGCAACGCCCGCTGCGCGACGAGGAAACCAGCCTGCATGTCGGCCCGCAACTGTGATGACCGAGCGCCCGCTGACTGGAGCAGCCCCATAAGGGCGGCCGGGTCCTGGTTCCATAGGTTGGCCCGCTGTGCGACCGCCCGCGCGTTCATCGCGTCGGTCTGCACTTCGCCGCCCTTCATGTCGTCCATGCTGCCGCGGAGATTGTCCCGCACGCGCGCGATGAAGGCGTCAAGCGCCGTCTCGGGGGTGCCCAGATTGGTGCCGCCGATCACCTGCCACGGGATGCGATCCTCGCCGCCGAACGTGTGCCCGGCCGCGATAGCTGCGTCCCATGAGCCGAACTTGGAGATTGCCTCGACATCCTTCTGCGAGGAGTCGATGATGCGGCCCAGTGCGTCGTCGTCGATATTGAAGAGCTTGGCGGCGGGCGGGAGCCCTTGGCCGATCTGCGCTGCGCCCTCAGTGGGGCTCGCTACTTGCCGAACGTCCGCTGCTGCGGATGCGCTCGGGGCTGGCGGAGGCAATTCTCCTGATGGCGGAGGTACCGTCCCACCCGAAGCGTCTGCCGATGGCGAGGGAGATGTCGCGGACGGCTCGGATGCCGATGCCGATGGCGATGAGGACTCCGGCGGCGTGGTAGATGTCCATTCCCCACCTCCTCGATCCTGAAGCGTCTGCTCCAGGTCCGCGTGAGCCGAAGATATAGCGTCTGCATCGCCGCCGCGCAATGCTTTGAGCAACTTGCTCGCGCCCAGGAAGGCCGCCACCGTTGCGCCCTCGAAGCCCAGCGAGACCATCGCATTCTTTGCGTAACCCAAGAAAGCCGAGTCGTTCTCGTTGCTTGCGAAGAACTGCGTGATCGGCCCATTGAGCCCCGGCACGCTCTGCGCGAGGTTCGCGAGGTTCGCTGCGTGCGGCTCGAAGCTGGCCGCCGTGGCAATCGCCGCGATCCCTGTCTTGACCGCCGCGCCGCCCCACTGGAACTTGCTGGCTCCGAGCAGGCCGACTGCGACCTGCCCGGTGCCCTCGGCGAAGCTGTAGCCAAGGCCGCCCTTGGCGCTCAGCGTGTTCGATAGCGCATCGACCGTCTGGCGGTACTGCGAGCGGTCCTGCTCGGCCGGCGGTGTGCCCCACAGGCCTCCTCCGCTGGCGAAGAAGTCCTTGGCCGCAAACAAGCCCTTGGTTGCGCCTACACCGAGCCCGAGGGCGTCATCGAGCGCCCCGCGCGCCCAGTCGGGCACTTGGCCCTCTTCGTTGCCGACGATGGTTTGCGCGTCGGACTGCGCCTGCGGGTTGGGGGCGCTAGGAGCCGCCGTGGGGGCCGCTGGAGCGCCTGGAGCCGCAGAGGCGGCCGGAGCTACCCCTGCGAAAAGGTCGGGCTCAGCGCTCGCCTGAGGCTGGCTGCTTGCGGGCGGCGCTGCTTGGACATCGGCAAAAAGATCAGGTTCGCCCGCATCCGCCATTCCGGCTTACTCCTCGGTGTTGTCAGTGCCGCTGTTGTCGTCCGCGACGAACTGCGCGGTCGCGCGCTGCGCGATGTCGGCGTAGCCCTTCATGTCTGGGTGGACGTGCTCACCCGCGGGCAGAGTTGGCAGGGGCAGGAAGCGAACGCCCTTCTCGGCGGCGAGCGCCGCGAGCTTGTCGTTGAGCTTGTTCGCAACGTAGTCGGACCTGTCGCCGACGCCGAGCAACCTGATGGCCGCCGGGTTGGCCCCCTTCGCCTTGAGCGCGTCGATCTGCTGGGAGACCACGCTGATGTCGGCCGAGGGGTTGTTCGACATGCCGGAGGAGAGCACGATGGTGCCCTTGCCGACGAGCGCGTTGTTGGGCAGCCCCTTGATGCTCTGGAGGACGACCGCCGGCTGGCGGCCCACCTGCGTGTCGCCCTGCGCCTTCATCACGGAGCGGACGCCATCGCCGAGGCTGTCGCCGAACACCATAGCGCCAGCGTTGCTGTTGGCCTGGGCGGCGGCCGGAGGCGGCGGCGGAACGCCGAGGTTCGTATCGCCGGTGGCCATCGACTTCGCTTCGCCGATCACCTTCCCCACCTGTCCCGGAGTGACGAGCGCGTGGTTGGGGCCGTAGCCGTCGTACTGTGACTTGCCGGTGTGCGGGTTCGGCAGGCTCGCCCACTCGTAAGCAAGGTTGTTCATGAACTGCGTGTCGCTCAGCTCGCCCCGCTGCCACTGCTCCAGGCCTCTGTTCTTGAGGAGCTGCACGGCGAGTTGATCCTGCATCTCCGGCGTGAACCGCTCAGTGCCCGTAAGTCCCATCTGCTTGATGAGCCCTTGAAGGGTGTCGGGCATGAACTGGTAGCGGCCGGCCGCCGAACTGGGCTGATGGTCGAGCGCCACGAGGTTGTGCTGGAAGTGCATCACCTCGTTGAGCGTCATGGCCGTGAGGTCGGTCTTGGTGTTGTCCGCGTGACCCCAGTAGGCGTTGTAGTTGCCGCCGCTCTCCGGCCCCGCAACGAAGTCGAGGAGGTGGGCCGCTTGCGGGTTGTCTTTGATTGCCGCCAATGTGGTTGATCCTTGGTAAGGGAGAGCTGCGTGCATTCCGGCGAGGATGCCGGCGAATTGGTGGATGACCTGCTCAGCGTTGGGATCGGTGGCCCGCCACTTCGCTATCGCGTCGCCGAACTTCTCGGATGCTCCGGGCTGGTACTGGACGGGCTGTGCGCTAGTGCCAGGAGCCGCCGGAGTAGCGGGCGTAGGGGTCGCTGTAGGTGGCGCTGCCTGCGTGCTCTGGAGCTGCTTGAGGTACGTCTCCGTGGCGATGTCCACGGGGTTCCGGCCGCTCCTCTGCGCCGCCGCTGCGAGGTTGTCCTTCTGGTTCTGCGGCAGGCTGTCGATCCACGCCTGGACTTGCCGCGGGTCTGGCCGGGCGGCGGCGCTTGATGAAGCTGAGGGCGGCGAGAACGGCGAGGCCGGGGGCGAGGATGTCGAGGGAGATGGCGCTGCTCCTTGTTGCGGGAAGGGTGCTTCCCCCGCTGGGCCGATTGCCGGCTGCGGAACCGGCGCGGGCGGCGCGGGTGCCGGGCCGGGCGTCGGGGAGGCCGAGGGTGGGGGTGCAGATGGCGCGGCTCCGGGTTGCGGTGGCTGTGCGTAGGGGTTGTCGCTGGGCAGGCTCACGGCCCCGCCGGGGAACGTTTTGGTCGCCGGCTGGGTGATGAGCGAGAGGATGTCCTTCGCCGTCTTGCCGAACTGCTCCTGCACTTGCTCGTAGGTGGCCCCTGGGTTCTGCGAGGCCCACGACTGCATGCGCTTGTTGAGTTCGTACTGGAGGCCGAGACCTTGCGGCGACAAGCCGGCGACGCCGAACGGGTCTGCATCGCCTGTCGCGCTCGTCTGGAGCTTGATGGTTGAGAGGACGGACTTGTAGGGCTCCGAGCTGACGAGCTGCTGCATGACCGGCCCGGCCTTCGCGTGCTCACCGACTTCGTTCTGCGCGAGCTGGAGGTCATGCGGGTTGCGGATCACGCCGGTATCGAGCGCGTGGCTCACCGCCTCCATGCCCGCCCCGTTCATGATGTCGCGCATGAGGTTGTTCATGCCCTCGACATCCGATGTGCCGGCATTCTTGGAGAGAGTGTCCTGCCACTGGGCGACCTTGACGCGGAACGTCGGGTCGTACTTCGAGCCCTCCTTGAGGTCGTCCTCGTTGACGGGCGCGAGGGGGTCCTTGGCGATGGCCCCGACGACGCGCTGCTCAACGACGCCGAGAGCCAGCTTGTTCTCGGCGCTCTGCTGCTTCTGCGACTGCACCACTTGTTCGCGCTGGTAGGCGTCGAGCGCGTTCTGCGCCCGCAGCTTCTCCTCTGCGCCGTAGGGCGTGTCGCTTAGCCGGATGCCGGAGCCGGGGAGCGGAATGTCGAGCGACTGTAGGATTTCATCGCCGTGGTGCGCCTTGTTGAGCAGCGCCGCAGTCGTGATGGCGATGATCGCGTTCTTCTGGGCGACATCCGGCGAGACGCCGACTGCCCGCGCGCTGTTGTAGGCGTCACCCACGCTGCCCGCGATGTAGTTGGGGTCCACGGGGTTGCCCGAGGAGTTCGCGTAGCCGACCGCCGCGGCGATGTGGTTGCTGAGAAGCGCCGACTGCGTGTCAGAGTAGCCCTGCACAACGGACCTGTGCTGGTCCTCGATGTGCTGCTTCATGCCGTTGGCGGCGACCTCATGCACGACCGGCATCAGCCCCGCGAGCACCGCCGGATCGCTGGTGCCGATGTTCCGCGAAAAGAAATCCTGCGCGAACTTCGAGTAGGCGTTGGGGTCGTCGATGTTGTTCTTGCCGTCCCACGCATCGTAGGCCGCTTGGAACTTCTGCTCCAGCATTTGCCCGGCGAGCTTGCCCTGCGCTTCCTTGTAGGCGTTGACATAGGCCGGGCTGGCCGATGCCGGGACGGTTCCCGCCTCCACCGCGTCCGCGTAGCCCTTGCCGTTGTTCTTGGCGAAGTCGGCTTGGGCCTGCAAAGCGTCGGCGATGTTGTTCTGCTTTTGGCGCGCGTCGAGGAAGTCAGAGAGCCCGCTGTCGAACGCAGAGAGCCCGCGAGCGAGGTCGTCCAGGCCAGGGTTGCGCGCGAGGGCCGGTGGCGAGTAGCGGATGGGTGTCGGATGCGCGACCGGATCAAGCGTTGGCTGCTGGATCGGCGCAGTCCGCATCGTGATGTCGGGCTGATAGTCCGTGAGCGAGTCGGCGCTTTCCATGTCTCTACATCATCCTCATCACGGCTGCGTCAGGCCGGCGCTCTGTCCGTACTCGTCGGGGGTCGTCGCGCCTCCGCCGTCCGAGGTCGTGCCGAAGAAGTTGCTGCCGCTGCCAGAGCCCAGCTTGAGCCCCGCTCCCACGACGCCGAGGATCGCGCCCACAGGGCTGGGGGAGATGGGATTGGCGACCTCGCCCATGCGAGACTTCTCCTGCTCCACGGCGCTAACTTTCTCGCTCTCCGTCTGCGTGACCTGCGCCTGCCACTGCTCGTTGAGGTCGGCCCGCTTGTAGTTGATCTGCGATCCGATGCTGTTCACGATGTCCTGCACCGAGTTGCCAGCAACGCCCGTCGTGGCCGCCGCAGTCTGCGCCTGGGCCTGCTTCTCCGCGCCCTCGATGAGCGCGAGCTGGTCCTTCTGCGTGTACTGGGCGTTCTCCTCCATCTCCTGCGCCTGGAGCCGCTGCTCGGTGGTGCGATTGTCGGAGAGCGCGTCGGTGTAGTTCTGCTGGAAGCGCGCCTCTTCCTCTGAGTATTGCTGCTCCTGCGACGCGAAGCCGGCTACGGCTGTGGCCGCAGTGACCGCGAGCTGAGCCGCGACCAGTGGAAAGCACATGCCGGGATCAATCCTTCTTGGTGATGACGAAGAGGCGGAACGGCACCGCGGCGTCGTTGAAGTAGAGCTGGCGCTCTGTCCGCTCGAAGCCCATCCGAAGCATCCACTCGTGGTGCAACGTGTTGCGCTCGTCCGCCCAAGCGTGAAGCTCAGGGCGAACCGCAAGCATCTGCCCGAGGCCTTCCTTGAAGTGGGCGTGGAGCGCGTGGATGTGGCGCACCGCCGCGTTGGTTGCGACAAGCCACGCAATGCCAGCGCGCAGCGATCCGTAAGGGTTCACGCCGAAGGCCATGAGCACTTCGTTGACGCCGCGGAAGGCCGCCCACGAGTGGCCGGCATGGTTTCCCAGCAGCGACTCGCGCAGGGCATCCTCGAAGCTTCGCCCGGAGGCCGCCTCCCACTCCTGCACGTCGGCAGGGCGGGGGTCGTCGAGGATGCGATTTACGACCGTATGGGCCACGCCTTGCGAGTTGATCGGAAAGAGGCGGACGTGGCTCATTACTGGACAGGCCCTCCATACGGGGTGAGCATCGGGGTCGCGCGCTGGACGCTCTCGAACTCGATGTTGACCGCCGTCCACTCCGAGGGAAACGGCGAGTCGTTGATGCTGGTGATGGTCACGCTGAGCGCGTCCCCGTCCACCACGGCCCGCAGCGATCCAGCGAACAGTTGAGGCTCTGCGCCGAGTTGCGGGGTCTCGGGGATGCCGAGGCTCTGATCGACGAGCTGCCCAGTCTGCGCGTCTCGCACCTCGATGCGCGTGTAGCCAGTGTTGCGGTAGTCGAGCCAGTAGTTCTTGATCGTTAGGCGCTCGGTCGGGATGTGGCCGGTCGCCGTGCGGATGTAGAACGGGCTCTCCTCACGTTGCGAGCTAATGACGAGCCCAAGGTAGAAGTCAGCGGACGACACATCGCCCCGCACCGAGACACTGTTCGCCGTCGTGCTCGCGATGGTGCATATCTTACCGCGCAAGTGCGTCGCATCGCTGGCGCGGATGACCACGCGAAGGAGCGCCTGCTCCGCCGTCGAAAGCGTGTACGGGAAGGTGATCGTGGTGAGCTGCGTGATGGGGCTGTAGCTCGCTGAGACTCCGGCCTCGCTCAAGCGCAAGTCGAGTCGCGTCGTGTAGCTGCCGCCGGGGTCCTTGTGCGCCGCATTGAGCGGCACCGTGAGGAATAGGCATCCCTCGGGGCGCTGGAGCAGCACGTAGAGGTACTGCTTGTAGACGCCGTGCCACAGGATTTCGCCAGCCGGCAGGTTCCACACGTTCCACGCCGATTGAACGACCGTCCCGCCCTCGCTCAGGTAGTTGTAGAGGTAGAGCTGGTTGGCTGCGCCGTCCGTCCGAACGAAGAGCATCTTGATCGGCTGGGAAATCACCATCCCCCTCACCCCTTCGGGGATGTACTCGGGGACGTGCGCCGTGATGTCCGTATCGCCCACTGCGCGGCCCTGCTGGTATTGCAGAAGGGAGACCGTGGCGTAGCCGTCCGCCTCATAGGCGAAGTACAGCGCGGTGCCGAGCCGCACGAAGTTACACGAGCCGTTGAACTCGTAGGACGTGCTCTCGGGGTCCTGGATGTTCGCGGCTGCGAAGGGCTGCACGCCAGAGTTCAATCGGAACTGCGCGCGCTGCGCCCAGAGCGTGAGCTGTTCGTCAACCACCGAGGCGCGCTCCAGCACTGAGGTTGAGTCGCTAGCCGCGAGCTGGCCGCTGATCGGATCGGTGTCGAGCGCCACCTGTGCGGAAGCCGGCCACCAGTTGAACGGGTTGGCCGCCTGCGTGAGGTCGTAGGTGGACGAGGTGAGCAGCCCGAGGCGTCCGTTGAAGTACAGAATGTCCGTCAGGTAGTTCCCGACGAAGCCGGGGTTGAACGCTGAGGTCGTACCGTCGCCGGAGATGCGCGAGAGCCAGTTCGGCTGCACCACCTCGAACGTGTCCACCGCTGAGCAGAACAGAGCGACGGGCATCGTGCTGGGGTCGAGCTGGGTTAGTGTGCTCTTCGCCACGCACTCGATCCACGCGCCGCCGTCAGCCGCGTAAGAGTTCCACGTGAGGTAGTACGGAGCGTTGGACGAGTTGCCGCCGACGCCGAGCACCTTCACGACGTAACCCTCAAAGCCGCCTTGCGGCAGATCGTTGAGAGACTGCACCGTGTCCTGGATGACGCTGATGGCCCTGTCGCCGGAACCGTCCGTCGCGTCCACAGTGAACGGGTTGCTGTCGTTGGCCCGCTCGATAAGCAGCAGGTTGCCTTCGATGACGACCTTGAAACCCAGCGAGGTGAGTGTCGCGCCGGAAGTGTTGACGTTGCCCTGGCCGTTGCCGCTGGTGTAGGTGTTGCCGGTCACGCCTTGCAGCCCCGCCGAGCCGACGCCGTGGCCTGTGCCCGCGCCCGCCGACGACGCAACGTTGCCGGTCATCGCACGGAAGAAGGTAGCGCAGAGCTGGTTCGTCTGGATGTACTGGTAGTTGTTGGCGTTCGAGTTGTCGGGCGTGTAGTAGCTGAAGGTGTAGACGGTGCCGGCGTACTCGACGCTGATTTCGTAGGTCGTGGAGTAGTTGCCGGCCTCGAAGAACACGATGGCAGCCGGGTTGGGGTTCGGCGACACGGAGCCGGCGAGCATCTGTGGGGCGATGCTCTTGTTGATGATGAAGTGGTAGTCGCCAATCGTCTGGATGCGGAAGTTGTCCTCGTCGAGAACTCCTCCGCCGGGATTGTTGAGGTAGGTGCTGCCGCCCAGAGCACTCACTGAGCACGCCGTAAAGGTGTTGAGGTCGTAGACGCGCAACGTCCCTTGGTAGAGGACGAGCAGGTAGTGCTCAATGCTCCCGCGCAGCATTTCATAGACGAACGCGCCGGGCAGTTGGAGGCCCGCGAGGAACGCCTGCACGTCAGCCCCGAAGCGCGCCACAGCGCCGCGCGTCGGCCGATTGATGCAGTCCTGCTGCGCCTCACATTGGGCGTCCCGGCGGGACTGCGGCGTCTGCTGAGAGACCCCTTGGATGATGCTCGGGATTGGCCGCGAGCGCATTGCCATGGGGACTACCTCCGGCGCATCGTGCGAAAGTGTGGGTTATCCTCAGGCACCGCGTCACGCATCTCCGTGTCGGCCGCGCGAGCCCGCGCCTCGGCGTCCTGCACGATGGCGTCCGTGAAGCGGTAGGTGTTCATGTCGGGGACGCGGCCAACAGCCCACTCGCGCCCGTCCTTCGCCA